CTAACTTTGTTGGAACACTTACCGACAAGGGGATGGGTATTCACATTAACACGACCGCCGCGAATACCGCCCAAATCCGTATCATCTACCACGACGGAACGACGGCGAAGGCATCGGCTTATGTAAATTACAATTCAAATCAAGCGAACAACAATTTTGCAAACAATTCTTGGGCGTTGTTCTCGGACGGAGCTGGAACGATTAAATTGTTTTGCTACTCCAACCTTCAAAACGGGTTGGCAATCACCGTCACCGATGGCCCGACGGGGGTTGGTTCAACTAATAATAACGTAAATATTGGGGCATCTATCCTCACCGGGGCCACGGCCTCGAGTAATACCATATGTCAGTTAATGCCCCGCATATATTACGGACTTTAATCCAATGTCGTTCTCCTATAAAATGCGACTTCGTTACGCGGTCCTCGATGCATCAATTAACCCGCCGACTCTTATGAAAGACATTTTCCCGACGACTTGGGAGAACGCTATCGAGTCGACCCTATCTTCCGAATCTTGCGTCGCCGTTTTTGCGACTAAACAATCCCCCGTCGACCTTGGCCCGACCATCGTCGTCGAGGAAACCGAAACCCCTTAATCCTATGTCCTATATCTACACTTTTCTGACGGGCCTCCTTCTCGGGGCCGCAATCGGGGTCCTCGCCTATCGACGGAACGCCGACAAATTTAAGGCGACCGAGGTAAAGGCGAAGTCGCTCCTCGATATCCTCAAGGGCCGTTAATCGTAAAACGGTATAAACCAAATTACGATGCATCGCATTTTGGTATTATGCCTTTTACTCGTCGGTTGCGCGACGACCCCCGACCTCCCGCCCCAACCCGTCGCCCCGACGGACGGCGGAGTCGTTGCCAAGGTCGGTTCGGAAATCGACAAGTCCGACTCGCGCGTCGCCGCGGCAATTACGGTCGCGTCCGAGTCCGCCGACAAGCCCGCGGTCGTTAAGGCCGAGACGAAAGTCGCCCTTGCGTTTCTCCCGCCTCCCTCTCCCGGCGACCTCGCCATCGCCCGCCAACGCGCCGCCTCGTCCCCCGACTCCGCCGCGTATAAGTCCGCCGAGGACGCGGGCCGTCGACTCCTCGCCAAAATCAACGAGGATTGGGCAAGGATGGAAGCGGACCAAAAGGAGGCCCAACGCGTCGCCAGGTTAAAGGACGACCGTATCGCCGAGCTCGTCAAAGAGGTCGAGGCCGCAAAAAAGGACGGGGTCGTCCGTTCCGCGATGATTGGGGCCGGGTTTTGCGTCCTCATCGCCCTTGGCCTTTCCCTCGTCGGTCAATACCTCCGCGCCGCGACCGCGGGCTTGTTCGGCCTTGGTTGCGCCGCCGTCCCGTTCCTCCTCGAAACCCCTTGGTTTCTCCCGTCCCTGGGCGGACTCATCCTCGCGGGGGGCATCGCCGCCGCGGTCATCGCTTACCGTAAAACTCGGACCCCTACTTATGACCCGCCGCAAAGTTAAAACCCCGCGGGTCGTATTTCGCAAATTGGGACGCGAACAAGCTTGGGGCCTTGCGACTTGCGACCCCTCTCATCCCCTCGTTGAAATTGATTCCCGCCTCTCCCCGGCCCGAGAATTGGAGACTTGCGTCCACGAATCGCTTCACATCGCCCTCCCCGAAATGTCGGAACGGGAAATCGACCGCGTCGGTAAGGCCGTCGCCCGCGTCCTTTGGAAAATCAATTTTCGGCGCGTCCTCCTCGGTAAGCATAAAACCCCCGTCCGCATTTCCAAATGAGTCCGCCCCCTCCCGCCGCCCCCGATGGGGGTTCAATCTCCCCGGAGGTCCGTCAAGGGGTCATCGCGGGCATTATCGGCCTCCTCGGGATGTCGACGCGAGTAATGCTTATGAACGAAAAGGTCGGGGCCGTATGGGTCATTAAACGACTCGTCGCGGCCTCGGTCGTCGCCTGGGCATCGGGGGCCGTCCTTGAGTCCTATATTACTAACGCGAAGCTCCTTTACGCCGTCGTCGGCGTTTGCGGGTATCTCGCCCCCGAGGTCGCCCAGGCCGCGGAGGATTTCGTAAAGGCAAAGCTCCGCGGGAAGGTCGTCGAGGCCCAACGCGCCGCGGGCATCAAACCCAAATCCAATGGCAAACGAACGAGCAAACCAAAGCGGGGGCGAAAATAACCTCCTCGTCGCAATTTGCGGACTGACCATCGCCGCCGGGTTAACGGCGGTCGCGTCGGCCTATATCGCCGAATATGTGATTTCGACGATGGGGGATAGCAATTCGATGGCCCTCCTCTTGGGGGCGAACAAGATTGCGTCCGACTCGGTAGACTTGGAACGGCAGTTAAATACCGCGCAAGCGGCCTTGCGGACGGTCCGCGACCTTGGGATGGCCCTTGGGGTCGGTTCGCTCGGGGTGGGGGCGGCGGTCATTATGCGACTCCTACGCCGTCGGACGGATTAAAAGGCCGTATGAGGCAAGCGGAGGGGGTCAAATGGGCCTTCCCGTTGCGGGGATTAGGTCGGGGTAATCTACGCATATTTGCGAGGGTTGGACCCCCTTAATCTTTTTTAGTAAATAACCTTTATTGGGGGTTGACGGAAGGGGACAAGTCGCCCACCGTATCCCTACCAACCCAACGCTCCCAATGAAAATCCAATCCGAAATCGAATCCCTCCGCGCGGAGGAAAAGTCCATCCTCATTCGCCTCCGCGGGTTTTACCTTGAGGACGACGACCGCGACGCGTTGACCGAACGACTAGAGGATATCGCCGACCGCCTCATCGCCCTTTCCCTCTAACCCAACCCAACCAATGCGACCCCTCCTCATCCTCCTCGCCGCGCTCGCCTTGACCGCGGCCCTCCTCGCCCTCGCCAATGGCCCGTCCCTCGTCGAAATCATCGACAACCCCCGCCTTTAATCCGATGACCCTCCGAACCAAATACGGGTCCGCCAAGGACGCGGTTATCGCCGTCGCCGACCCGACCTCGACGACCCTCAAGGACCTCGCCGCCAGGTCGGGCATCAAACTCAATTCCCTTCGACACGCCGCCCGCCGCGTCCGTATCGAATTCAAGCTCACCAAGCCCGCGCCCAATGCTTCCCGTTGAACCGACGGGGGACCTATTCCCCGAACCGATGCCCAACCTCCAAAACCTTTTTTGGGATATGTATTACCTTAACCAACGCATCGAACAAGGCGACATCGCCTCCAACAAGTCGGGCCTCGTCGTCGCCCGCAGGATTTGCGACGCGTTCGCCGCGAAGCTCAAGTCCGCCGGGGCGGAGGAGGTTTTCCTCGACCCCTATTGCGCCGCGGGCGGTTGGATTGGCCTCACTTATTCTTATTATGTAAACGACCTTGAGGAACGCGGTTCCCTCGTTGTCCGTCGCATCGACCGATGAAGGTCCTAATCGCTTGCGAATATTCGGGGACCGTCCGCGACGCGTTCCTTAAACTCGGTCACAACGCGATGTCTTGCGACCTCCTTCCGACCGATGTCCCCGGCCCTCATTATCAAGGCAATGTCTTTGATATCATCGACGAAATTGTCGACGATGGTTGGGACCTTATTATCGCCCATCCTCCTTGCACTTACTTAAGTCGGGCCGGTGCGCGTTGGTTGTATAAGGGCGGTCAAATCGACCAAGTCCGATACGAACAAGGATTGGAAGCTCGTCGATTTTTCTTTAAATTATTGAACGCAAATTGCCCAAGGATTGCGGTCGAGAATCCGACTCCAATGAGGGTCTTTGATTTACCCGCCCCGTCCCAAGTTATCCAACCCTATCAATTCGGCGACCCCTATTCAAAGAGGACCTTACTTTGGTTGAAAGGACTTCCCCAGCTTGTCCCGACCAATGTCCTTTTAGAATATAGGCCGTTCCTTCCGTCAAATACGGGCGGGAAAAAGCGGGGGCAAAAATATTCAATCGGGGTAAGCAAAAATTGGAAACAAAGCGCAAAGACATTTCAAGGAGTCGCCGACGCGATGGCCCAACAATGGGGGTCCGTAAAATGACTTATATCCCCGTCCTCGTCGTCCGTCGCATCGACCGATGAAATATTTATCCGTATGCTCGGGAATGGAAGCGGCCTCGGTCGCTTGGGAACCCCTTGGTTGGTCCCCCGTCGCCTTCTCCGAAATTGAACCCTTCCCCTCCGCAATCCTAAAACATCGATTCCCCAATATCCCTAATTATGGCGACCTCACCGAATACCAATCCTGGCCCCTGCAACCCGGTTCAATCGACCTTCTGGTCGGAGGGACCCCTTGCCAATCCTTCTCCGTCGCTGGACTCCGCAAAGGACTCGACGACCCCCGCGGAAACCTCGCCCTCGTCTTTCTTGGACTCGTTGACCGCCTCCAACCTAAATGGGTCGTTTGGGAAAATGTTTTTGGTGCCTTGTCATCCAACGGAGGACGGGATTTTGGTTCCTTCCTCGGGGCGTTGGTTAAACTCGGGTATGGGTTCGCTTACCGAATTCTTAACGCTGAAAACTTTGGAATCCCACAACGGCGACGACGGATTTTCCTCGTCGCTTGCCGCAATTCTGGAAATTGGTCCCTTGCCGCAAAAGTATTATTTAAGCCCGAAAGCTTGCAAAGGAATATTGAGGAGAATCGAAAAAAGAGAAATGACAATTCCCGACGAGTTAAAGAAAGCATTGGCGAAAGGATGTGCGTAACAGGAACCCGGACCCATTGTTTGACAAAAAGTTATCAATCGAGCGAGGACGGAACGGGAAGGGGCTTGCCAATTGTAATTGACCGCGCGTCCTTCAATCAAGGCGCGAACGCCCAATATAAACCGCATATCGAACAAATTGACATAATGGATTCATTGGTCGCAAAAGGACCTCACGCCGTCGCCGTCCCCCCCGATTTTATGGCTCGTCGTATTACGGCGCGCGAGGCCGAACGGTTGCAAGGGTTCCCCGATGATTGGTCCAAAATCCCTTGGAATGGTAAACCCGCCGACCAATGCCCCGACGGACCGCGTTACCGGGCTTGCGGGAATTCGATGGCGGTCCCCGTAATGCGTTGGATAGGCGAGCAAATCGACCGCGTCGAAAAAGAATCCGAATGAGTCTTGGACCCGAATACGATTCCGCGGTCGTAAGGAAAACCCGGAAAGGGACCCCCGTTTATTCTTACGATAAGCTTGTCGAAATCATAATGGACCAATTAAACATCAACCAATCCCTTGCGCGCGAATGGGTCGACTTTAATTTCCTTGGATACAAGGACGACTCTTGGGCATTAACCTATTCCTCGAAATGACTTATATCCCCGTCCTCGCCCTGCTCCTCCTTGGTTGCTCGGCCTCGGCCCAATCCGACTCCCGCCTCCTCGCGGCCCTCGCCGATGTCGAAACGGGAAGTCACCCCAACCCCCGCCTCGCGGTCGGGGACGGCGGGTCCGCCCTTGGACGGTATCAAGTCCATCGCGCCGCTTGGTCCGAAGGGAACGACCAATTAGCCCGCGAGGGCCGTCGGACTTATGCCCGGTCCCAATGGCGGGACGCAACCGCCCAAGATATGGTCGCCGCCGCGTTCCTGCGGGTCATTAGAGGCCGTTTGACCGCCCAAGGAATACCCAACCCTACCCCCGCCCAAGTCGCCCTCGTTTGGACGATGGGTTACGCCGGGGCCAAGGCCGTCCGTTTCGACCCGTCCCTCGCCCCCGCCGCGAAACAATCCTACGCCGTCCGCGTCGCCGCCCTCGTCGGTAAATGATTCCGTTTGCCTCGCCTCATAAACAACCTTTGCGTCCCCCTATGCCCGAACAATATACCCCCGAGGTCCCCGCGTGGCGCAACCTCAAGGACGACCTTTTTCTCGTTGGCATCGACGCGGGTAAGTCCGGGGCCATCGCAACCCATTGGAAGGGTGAAACAAAGCTCGTCCCGATGCCGCCGACCGAAATCGAAATCGCCGAATTTATTGCGTCCGTTTCCTTGTCTCATAAATTTGTCGAGGTATGGATTGAGACACCGTCGAAGGGCGGTTGGGGCGTTAAGTCCAAGTCCTCAATCGCGACCTTTTACCAAGGGGTCGGTTTCCTCCTCGGGGCTTGCATCGCCCAGGGGTTTGCCGTCCATCGCGTCGACCCGAAGGATTGGCAACGGGCCGTCGGTTACTCCGTCGCCAAGGATAAAAAGCGGACTTACGAACAACGCAAAACGGAGCTTTACGCGCGCGCTCGCGAGCTGATGCCCAAGCTCCCGATTACCAAGGCGAACGCCGATGCCGCTTTAATCCTTTACGCGGCCCAACGAAACCTCATCGACTAACCTTTCCATATGTCCAAAAAACTCAAACCCCTCCCGGCAACCGCCTCAATCAAGGCAATCCCCGGGACCTCTTATATCATCGTCAACGGCGACCGAATCGCCAACCTCCTTACGCCGACCGTCGAAGGCAAGGACGGCGTTGTCCAATATAACCTTTTCGTCGGCGCGCCTAAACCCAAGCGACTCCCAATCGACCGCATCGCCAAGTTAACCAAGGCCGATGTCGAGGCCCTTCGCAATCCGACCGACGACGAACAACCTTCCCAACCCGAAACCAAATGAAGCCCGTCCCTCAATCCACATCCTCCTCGCCCGACGCGGATTTCGTCGCGTTCCTAAACTCCGTCGACAATGCCAAGGCCGACTCGGTCAACCCCGCCTTTAAACGCGGCGACCGCGCTTCCCGATACGCGTCCCTCGCCGGGGTCCTCGACACCGTCAAGGAGGCCGCGTTCAAAAACAATATCGCCGTCCGCCAGGTCCTCGACACCGAGGACGGTAAGCTCGTAATCACGACCGTTTTTCAACATACCTCCGGGGTTACTTGGACGGGCGGTCGCCTCGCCCTTAAGACGGAAGGTTTAACCGTTCAACAAATCGGGTCGGCCTTAACTTATGGTCGCCGATATTCGCTCACTTGCGCCGCGGGCATCGCAACCGAGGACGACGGAGGCAACGCCGCGTCGACCGCCCCCGCGTCCCTAGCAACCGTCCAACCCCGCCCCGCGTCGCCCTTCTCCCCTCGCCCGACCGCCTAACGATGCCCGCCGCCTATCCCTCCCGCCGCCGCGTCCCGCCCGATGTCCTCCGCGTCCTCGGTCGTAAACTCCCGGCCTTTGCCTTGATTATCGTTTGGGAAGGCGGGAAGGTCGATAACCCCGAGGTCGTTGCGGATTATTACGAGGGCGACGATGGGTTCGTCGGCGAAATGTGGCGTTGGAAAAAGCGCGTATTCCCCTCAATCCCCGCGGCCTCCAAATATGAGCTTTGGGCAAAGAAGGGGTCCGATTGGGAAATGATTAATCCCGCCTCCCCGGTCGTATGAAAAAGCCCCCGTTCAGAATTAAACCTTCCCCTGGGGCAATCCCCTCGGGGGTCGTCAAATGCGTCGGCCTCGCGGACGAACGAATCCTCCTCGTCGTTACGGTCGACGGCCTCCCGTTCAAGGATGTCGGGTCAAACAATCATCGGGATTTTGAAACGGGCCTTATCCATTGGCGCAAGGTTACGCTCCCCTCCCTTGCCCGGTCCGACGCGCGGTTTTTCTACGCGGAACGAAACAAGCTCCTCGAAATTATCGAGGTCCTTCCCGCTTAACCTTATGACTAACATCGAAAACCTCCGTCGACTCCTCGCGGAAACCCTTGAGGAAATTGATAACATCGAGCATTATTGCGACGCGGATATCGTCGGCGAGGACGCGCGGCATTTGCTTTCCGACACCGTCGAGGCCCGCCGCGAGCTCCTTTGGATTAAGCCCGAGGACCTTAAGGAGTCTTACCAAATTAAACCCCTTTACGACCGCCTTAAGTCCGTAAAGACATCCCTCCGAGTCCTTCGCAATACCCTCGACCGCGCCGACGCGTCCGTTGAAAAGGCCCTCGACCGATGCGGGGACATCTCGTCCGCAATCGATATTCGACAATCGCCCGAGGACGACGAATTGTAATCCCGTAAGGAACCAAGCCCCCCCAATGCCCGACCCAATCCCAACCGAGCTCGTCGAGTCCATCGCGGACGACCTCTCCGCAATCCGCGTTCGCCTCGTTGAACGCAACCAAATCGAGACGGTAAAACTCCGCCTCCAATATCTCTCTTTGATATATACCCCCGAACGCGCCGCCGCAATCCTCCGCGTCGAATTCCCGGCGTTTTCCGCTTTCCGTCAACCCGAATAACTTTCCCTATGCTCAAACTAACCCAAGACGAAATCGCCGCCCGCAACAAGGCGAGCAACCGCGCCGAATACGACGCGCTCCCCGGCCTCAACCAATCGACCGCCCGCCTATTCCGTCGGTCCATCGCTCACGGCGACGCGGCCCTTAAGGTCGACCGCAACCCGACCGCCCCGATGATTCTCGGGACCCTCGTCCATAAGGCCGTCCTTGAACCGACCGATTGGGCGACTTACCACGCCGTCCCCGAGGACGCGCCGTCCCGCCCTTCCGACCGACTCCGCAACGCAAAGAAACCCTCCCCCGACACCGTCGCCGCCGTTGCCTATTGGGACGACCTATTCGCGACATACGGCGACCGCGTCGTCGCCGCCGATACCCATAAGGCCGCGTCCGATATCGCCGCGTCCGTCGTCCGAGCGATGGAAGCTTACGGTATCGTCCCCATCGCAACCGAGGTCGGCCTATGCGCCGAATTCGGAATCCCAATCCGCGGGTCCCTGGATATCATCGCCGCCGACGGGGTTATCTATGACATCAAAACGACCTCCGCCGCCGCGACCCGCGACGATTGGGGCCGCGACCTTGAACGCGACCCGGACCTCGCCCTCCAGGTTGCTTGGTATTGCCTTCTATTCCGCGAAAATTTCGGGGCCGTCCCGACCGCGTTCCGCCATATCGTCGTCGAGACGAAGGCCCCTTACGCCGTCCAAGTGTTTGAGGCCGACGAGGAAATCAAGGCCCGTGGGGTTGAGATTATGCTCGCCGCGATTGACCGTTACCGCGCCTACCAATCCGCAATCGCCGAGGGGGTCCAATATCTCCCGGCCTATCCCGTCGAAGTCATTAAGGTTTCCCCTTGGAAGCCCGCCGCAAATACCTCCCTCCAATTCTAACCCAACCAAACCCAATGCAACCCGCACCGTTCAATCAACCCCTATCCGACATTACCAAGTCGGGGGTCTATATCCTCAAGCTCATCAAACCCAAGGACGATGCCGCCATCGCCAAACGGTTTAAATGGTCCAACCCCGACGAGGCCGGGAAGTCTTACGCGACTTGTAACCTCTTTTTCCTCGGCGGCGACGGCCTTTGCCTAACCCAACGATTCTCGGTTAAGTATTATACCGACAAGGTTACGGGCGAACAAAAGGCGGGTATGGCCCTCCCAATGGTCGTCGGCAAGTTTTCGGGGACCTATGCCAAGGCCCCGTCCGAAGATATGTCGGTCGAACAACTATTCAAATTCGTTTCGATTGCGTTCGGTCGTCGCGCAACCGTCGAGGTCGAAGTTACCCCGAACGGCGAATGGAACGGGAAACCGCAATACCGATACCGTTTTAAGAAGATTACCCCCATCGAGTCCGCCGTCTACTCCTCCCCCGCCGACGACTCCGTTAACCCCGACGACCTTGCCCCGCCAACGGGCGAGGCGATTCCCTTCTAAACTTGATGTCCTCCCCCGACGATATGCGTCCCGTCGAATTGACGGCCCAACTGACCGCCCTCCTCGCCGAAAACATTAAGCTCCGCGAGCGCGTCGACATCCTGGAACATCGCGTCGAGGGGTTACGCGAGGCCGGGGACGACCTTTGGTATTGCGTCCGACACGCGGGCCGAGTCGACGCGGAAACCTTAATCGATGCGGTCGATGATTGGAAAACCGCCCGCAACGATGGGTAAATTTATCCCCGTCGACCCGGACCGTTGGGCCGAGCTCGTCAAGGCCGCGCGAGAACGCGACGCGTTAATCGTTGAGGTTTCCCATTTGACCGAGGAAAACCTTTTGGTCCGCGAGGAATCCGACCGACATTATGGGTTGTTTATTAAGGCAAACGCCGAGGTCGAGCGATGGGAGTCCGAAAACAAATTAAAGGCCGTCCGCATCGAGGCCCAAATCCTCGACCGCCTCGTTGAATTGAAAGCCGAGGTCGAACGGCTGACCAAGGCCGGGGATGCGATTTGCAAATCCTTCGACGAGTTTGGTCAAGTCGACGCAACGACCCTCAAGGGATGGCAAGCCGCCAAATCCCCAACCCCTCTTCCCTAATGACAACCCAACCCCCCGACCCCTCTAAAACCGTCCTCCTTGTTTCGGGATTCGCCCGCGCAGGAAAAGACACCCTCGCCGACGGCCTCCTCTCCCGCATCGAGGAACGCCAATTCTCCCGGACCGCCGCCTCCCGCGTCCTCGACTCTTATAAGACATCGTTTGCCAATTCCCTTAAGTCCGCCGCCAACGAATACCTTAAGTCGACCGACCAATTAAACTCCCAAGCGGGGGTCGATTTCTTCGACGAGCAATTTAAGGCAACCAACCGCGAGGTCCTCGTCGCCCTGGGCCGTATGTCCCGGTCCCTCAACCGAAACATATTCGCCGAGCTGACCGCAAACCGCATCGCCCGCCGCGACTTTTGGAATACCCGCGACCAAGTCGTCGTCGTCCCCGATTGGCGATACCTTAACGAGCTCAAGGTCCTTGCCGATATCCTCGTCCCGTTGGGTTGGCGCGTCCTAACCGCCCGCGTCGATACCGCCGGGGTCGAACCCGCCAACGACGAGGAGCTCCAATCCCTCGCCGAAATTCGCCGCGAGGTCGCCGTCGATTTTGAATATCGGTTTGCCTTTAATTCCCCGGATACCGTCGTCGACGAGGGCCGATTCCTCGCCGACCGCCTTGGACTCTAATCCCGACCCAATGGTTTGCAACAACCTCACGGCCTCCGACGACCCCGTCCTCCGCCGTCGGGCCGCAATCCTTGGCGTATCCATCGAACGCGCGCGGTTCCTCGTTCGTTGCGCTCATTCCCGCAACCTCCTAAAAAAGAAGTCCGAACATATCGTCGTCATCCCTTACGACCCTCGCGTTCAGCTCGACGAGGCCCTCCGCCTGGGCATCGGCCTAAACGACGCGGCGGAAATGATGGGAATGACTCCCGCGGGGATTATGGCGATGGGTTATTCCTTCCCTGCAAAGTCCTCAATCCCTCGCATCGGCGGACGCGGCCCGTATTCCCTTTTCCAATGGGAACCGATGCAAGGCGAGGACGACCTCTATCCTACCAAATGAGCAAACCAACGCGGTTCGTATTTGCCTCGGACTCTCACGGCGACCACGCCGACCCGAAGGCCCTTTCCGCGTTGTATGAGTTTTGCCGCGACTTCCGCCCGACCGTCCGCATCGCCGGGGGCGACCATTTCGATTTTCGTTCCCTCCGTAAAGGCAAGGACGATACCGAAAACAACGAATCGCTTAACGAGGACCTCGCCGCGGGATTTGATTTTTTTGCCCGTTACCGACCGACGGTTTATCAATGGGGCAATCACGAGGCCCGCCTCGACGCGCATATCCGTTCGTCGGGGTCGGCGATGTTCCGCGAAGCTTGCGAAAGCATCAAGGACAAGATTAATGCCCACGCGCGTAAATGCGGGGCCAAGGTAATCCTCCCCTATAACGCAAAAAAGGGGGTTTACCGATTCGGCGACCGCGAGCAAATCACAACCGCACACGGGTATTCCTGCGGACTCAACGCAACAAAGGAAATGGGCCTACATTACGCCGTCCGAGGCGGGGCCTTTATTCACGGGCATACCCACGCGGTCGAGCAAGTCGCCCTCCGCCGAGAAGGGGGCGGGGCCGCTTTCTCCGCGGGTTGGTTGGGCCTTAACGACTCGATGGATTATTCCGCAACCCGCCTTGCGACCGCCCGTCACTCTAACGCGTTCGTCGCGGGATGGGTCGACGGCGACGATTGGAAAGTCTTTATCGTCGAACCGACCGCGGGCCGTTGGACTTGGCCCTCGGACTTTAAAACCTTCTCCCCCCGGTGAAGCTCCGCGCGCGTATCCTATCCGACGCGACCCTCGCCCTAATCATCGGCGAGATTAACAAGGCCGTCGAACCCGTCCCCAAGGGATATCTAACCGAGGACCAATGGTCCGCAAAATGGAAATATACCCGGACTAATACTAAACGGTATATCCGAATCGCTTTGGAGGCGGGTATCCTCGTCCGCCTTAACCTTCGCATCGTTACCAATGGTCGCCGTCGCCTTATGGCCCTTTACGGCCCCCCAATCCGTCGAAAGAATAAACAACCTTGACGACCCCGAGGTCGTCCGACTAATCCGACCCAATGCCCGAACCTATTTCCCCGCCCCCAGGCGATGGGACCGAAACCTTCTCGCCCGCCGACCTCCGCGCGTTCGACCCCGACAACGACCCAAATTGCGTCCTTGGTCGTCGTTGGCTATGCAAAGGCGGGTCCCTTATGATTGTCGGGAATTCGGGGACGGGTAAGTCGTCCCTAATGACCCAATTCGCAATCCGTTGGGCCGTCGGTAAGGACGCGTTCGGTATCAAACCCAAGGAACCCTTGCGGTCGGTCATCGTCCAAGCGGAAAACGACTTCGGCGATGTCGCGGAAGCATACCAGGGGGCCGTCAACGGCGCGAAGCTTACAATCTCGGAGGTCGAGCTCCTCGACCAAAACCTTACCATCGTTCGCAACGGGTCCGCCATCGGCCCGCGGTTTGCCCCCTTCATTAAGGACCTAATCCTTAAACATTCCGCGTCGATTATCTATTGCGACCCCCTTCTTTCGTATGCCGGGTTTGAGATTGCCGACCAAGCGGCAACCTCGGAATTCCTCCGCCATCAAATCGACCCCGTCCTCCGCGAAACGGGATGCATCCTCGTCTTTATGCATCATACGGCGAAACCCAAGCCCGCGTCCGAAACGGAAGGACAAACCAACGCGGCCCTCGCCTATACCGGGGCGGGGTCGGCGGAATGGGTCAATTACTCCCGCGAATGTGCCGCCCTCGTCCGTTGCCCAGGCGACGAACCCGTTTATAAATTCATCCTAACCAAACGCCGTTCCCGCGCGGGCCTCAAAGATATTCACGGCGACTTCAAAGGCGAAATCCTTATCCGTCACTCCCGCCAAGAGGGGGTTATCGCTTGGGAGTATACCGCCCAAGCTGAGTCGTCCCCCCAAGGGAACCCCAATTCCCGCCCCGCCAAGGGGTCGCCACGGCCTTGGTAAGAGGGGGTCCGACCCTTCCCCTCAACCGCCCCCTCAAATGGATTCCCGTCCCCTCGCTTTTACCCCCTCGGAACATCCCTCGGAATATCCCTCGGAAGTTCCGTATATACCCCTAAAGGGGTATAACAATAACTCCCCCTCCCTTACGGGGGGGTCGTATTGCCTCCGCAACCGACCTCTTGGGGGTTAAATATAGTTTACCGAAATGGCTAACCCATCCCGACCCCTTAAATACCGACGCGGGCATTTCCTCCGCCTCCAACGACTCGCCCATTGGCAAAAGCTTTGGACCGCCGACCCCGACCGTATGGAAGCAATCCGACGCGCCGCGACGACCGCCGCGTCCAAGGCAAAGCAACAACGCAACGATAACCTCCGACAAATCGTCGCGTCCGACTTCCCGGCCCAAATGACCCCGCCCGAATTCCGACAACTAACGACCGACCTCGCCGCCCAGGTCGTCCGACCCAAGGGCCACAAACCCTATCAACCCGACTCCCTCCGCCGTCGCCTAACAACCAAAGGGTTCGTCCGTTACGACGCGGGCCTCGGCCTATACCTTAACCTAACTCTCATTTGACCCGCCTTAATATTGTTTTAAATGTGACGATACCTTGCCCGGCAATATCTCAAAAGAATACCGCCGTTGGTGGTCCAAGCTAACCGAGAAGGAACGCCGCGACCTCATCGCGTCGGGCGCGTTCAAGGCCGATGCCCTCGACGACCCGTCACCCGTTACCGAGTCGCGTATGAACCAAGATAAATTCGACTTCTCGGAACACCATACAACCGACAACCAATCCCATCGCCTCGACCCGTTGTCATTCTCGACACCGTCCGCCCTCGACGATGTCATCGCCAACGAGACGACGACCGACCCGCGACTCGCCGAGCTCGACCTCGCATCGTTCCGCTTACGCGCTACCCTTCACTTCTTACTTGAGTCGTTGGACAAGTCGACCGACCCCGATATGTCTTTGACCGCCGACATCATTCGCCTCGTCGTCGGCGAGGGATGCCCGCCGCGTATGACCGTCCTCGCCCGCCGCCACGGTATAACCCGGTCCGCCGTATCATTACGCTGTCGCAAGTTACTCCGTCAGCTCGGCCTTGAACCCTCAAGATTTATGCGACCCGAGGGAGAGGTCCGTAATATGCGGGCCGCGTCCGTCGTCCGTCGTATCAACAAAGAAACCCTTGAAAAGCCCACTAAATCACGCATTTTAAACACTTTTGACCCCGACCACCCCCCCGGGAAGGAATCTATTGGGTCCAATCCTACCCAATCCGTCGCGAGGCGACCTCGCTTAAAATGCGTAAAAGTAGACAGTAAACCCAAGGGGGCGGACGGAACGCCGCCAAGGTCCGCGGGAATTCGCAAATGAGTTTAACTCATCGACAAATCGCCGAACATTTTCATTTCGGATTATCTCGCGCGCGCCAATTAGTTTCCGAGGGGATGCCAACGGATTCGTTGGAGTCGGCGACGGCCTGGCGGGACGCGCGGTTGTTACGCGGTCAACGCGGCGGAATTAAAGAACGGACGGAGATTAATGTCGACCCGGGCCGCATCAATCCCGACGACGACTTTGAACAAACGGTCGAACGGCATCGCGAGTTAAAGGAGGCGGCGCGGCAAAGGTATATCGTCGCGCGGGATTCCTCGGACCCGCAGGAACCGAAGCTTTACCTTACTTATCAAAACATCCTTAAGACATTGGTCGTCGTTGAGCGCGAGGCCCTTGCCCGGCGGATTGAGTCTAAAGAGCTCATTAAAACCTCCCTCGCCCTCGACAAGTTTTCGAGGATTCTGTCCGAGATTAAGTCGGACCTCTTGTCCTTGGCGATTGAGGTCGCTCCCGCGGCGAACCCCGACGCGCCGGGGACGGCGTTGAAGGTCGTCGATGAGAAGGTCCAAAAGCTCCTCGGGAAATGGTCGACGATGACGGAGGCGGCGGAGGACGAGGTTGTTGGGGATGTTCGGATTACGCGGCCCGACATCGAGCTCGGCGCGGAGGAGGAGGGCGGTTCGTATGCTTGAGGGGTTTGAGGCGGGGTTGCGGTCGGTCCTTGCCCCCGACCCGCATCGGGACCCCGTCGACTTTTTGGAGCATAATATCCGTTCGATTCCTTACTCGCCTTTACCGGGGCCGTTTCGGATTACGAATTCCCCTTGGTTGGCGG